TGTGATAGTATTTTATACAGGAAGTGACGTTCTGATACACCTGCAATATATAAAACCCAGTGGAAACCAAGATATAAATAATTTTATCCCAACTAGCCGAGCCTAATGTAAAAATCTGCCCTAATTGATGTTGTTTAAAGAGCATTTTAAGAATTTCAAAATATTTATTGAGAGAAATCGGAATACCTTGGATTTTTAAAAGAATAAAGGGAAATACTAAAAAAAATATGGGGATGGATAAAGATAGAACAGGCGACGTCATATTATAAACGCTGAGGAGTTGCAGAAAGTGCGAATTATTATTAAAGGCCTTGAATTTTTTCCACTCTACATAATGGTATTTTTCTATGAAACTAGATTCTGACTGTATGTCTCGCCAAATGGCATGAACGTCAATTTGTTTCTCATTAAACAATGCACTTTGCAATTTACTTTTATGTAGTTGTTTTATTAGCTTCTGACTATCTTTAATAAAGTTTTTATCGGCGGTATAATATTGAGACCATAAGGGTATAGTTTTCTTGCCGTAAAGTGTTGCCGGTTGAAAGACAGTGTCATATAAACTTGTTAATATCGTGTTCTCTCCTTCTTTAGCAATTAATTCTAAATCTGTTTTGATGTGGTCGGCTAAAGATTGTTTGTCGTGCAAATAAGAAATAGGGAGTTTAAATGCAGGTTCTATTGTATTTGGTTCTATTTTATTTGGTTCTATTTTACGCTTTGTTTTGTTTTGTTTAAATTTGGAAACTTGCTTTTTCAGTCTTATATTCTAAGAAGCTTACTTTTAAGCTATATTTATTAAACAATGACTGAACCAATGATGCGTTTATACCATCTTTATAAATATTATAAGCATCTTGTGGATTAATAGAATCACCAATGTAGCGAACACGTGTTATAAAACCTTCAAATCCAATATTATTGGTGTGTGCATATCCTAAATATATATTTTTTTTTATTTGCGTATCATAGTAATTTTTATATAATCCGTGCATGATAAATGAATTTCTTAATTTACCATCTAAATATACATCTAATGTTCGTGTATCGACACTTAGTGTTAAATTATTCCATTTTTGAACTGGAATATTAGGTATTTTATATCTAGTATAGATAGTTTTTCCATTCTCACTTTCTTTATCTGGAAAACATTCTATATCTATAAATAAATTATTTTCATATTTGTCTAATGCTATGTTAATATTTTTTGGTAGAGCACTACTTGCCGGAGGTGTAGTTATTGCTACTTTTGTGCTAAGACCAGAAATAGGCGAGGATAAACCTGTTGCTGTTCGAGAATTGCTCGCAGTAGCCATATATAAAATATTTTTCTCTTCTGAAATATTTTGGCCCCAATTATCTATATAAAACCAAACACTTAACATAAAATTAGAAGAGGTTGTATCTGGTATATCTTTGGCAGCTATCATGTTAAGAGTACTAGATTCTGATACAGCAGTAGCAGTGTCTGGTTTTGATGCTTCACACATTTTGTCGTAAATTATGTTTGTTTTGAAAAATATATTGTTTAATCCCCAAAATAATACTAAAAGAAGAATTACTATAATAATTATATTTATAGTGCTCATTATAAAATATTAATATATAAAAATATTATAATGTTTTAATATTTTTGTATTTTTGTATTTTTGTAGTTTTGTATTTTTGTATTTTTGTAGTTTTGTATTTTTGTATTTTTGTATTTTTGTAGTTTTCTAAATTGTATTTTTGTTTTTTGTTAAACTATATAAAAATTGTATAGAGTCAGGAGTTTTTATTTTATCAAAGTAAAATATTTCTTTAATACTTCCATATATACCGTCGTCCTCTCCAATAGTTACATTATCACCAATAAAGTAAGGTGTAACATTATTTTTTGAACCTACTAATTTTCCATCAATAAAAATATCTATATTGTTATTTTCATAATTAATAACAAAAGATATCCATTTTTGATGTTTTACGCTAGTCATTTCATAAATGGTATCCAGTTGGTCTGCTTTATTACTTATTGTTCTAGATTTTATGATAATTTTTCTAGATTTCCCATTATAATATATAACTGGTTTAAATCCATAATTAAACAATTCGGTGTCTTTTGTATAAGCAATAGACGTATTAGTAGGTTGTGGATTTATATAAATATAAAAACTTAAACTATAAGTATAAGTATATGGGAATTTTCTATTAATTTTTGAAGGATCATAATATTTTGCTCCTACGTTATATTTAGTGTTTAAATCATTTGGAAATAATTTGAAATCATATCCTTGAGTATTATCGGCAATGTTATCTTTGCTATTATAATATTCATTTCTTACTGTTTCTTCATTAGAAATATTTTCTGTAGAAGCAGTCTCTCTAGAACCAGCTTCATTAAACCTATTATTTAATGAATTTTCATTAAAATATGAAAGTAATTTAGTTATTTTGGTTTCTAAAGGTTTGGCTTCAACGTTGGAATTACTATTAAAATTTGGAATAATAATATTATTAGTAATATTTTTATCCAAGTTTTGATATTTTCCTAAAGTTTTCTTCTCATTTAAATAAAAAGGACCTTCCCCTGCTAAAACATCGTTTTTATTGTGTTTTGCGAAATATTTAAACATAATAGGCAACACAAATATTAGTGTTATTAGGATTAATAAGACAAAAAATAATAAATAAACAGGAGATGGTGTTAATTTTATGTCTTTATGTATTTCATCTACTAATATGACTAGCAAACAAGGAATAAAGAATATAATATTTTTTATTGTAGATAATATTTTTACAACAGGTGAATCTTCGTTAGTTAAAGGGGTTTTTTCTGGACTGGTTTGCCGAATAGAAAATACTTTTGCTATTATTGCTAAAATAACAATAACTATTAGTGTTCCTAAAAATCCTTGCATAACATTAAAAATATTGTTGGATCTGTCTGAAGTTATTGAATGATTTATTAGTAATAAAGGAATTATTAATATAAATAACAAAAATCCAAGATTTTTAAACATGTTTAAATAACTGGAATTGATTTTAAAACTTCCATTACCAGCATTTGATTTTTGTTTATGAGCAAAGAATATAAAAGTATATACACAAAACGCTATTAAAAATATCCACCAAAATATTTCGTGTTTAGTATCTTTTATTTTAAATACGTCTTGGTTATTATTTAAATAACCGAATAATCCTAATATTAGCACTAATATTACAATAATTACAAAATAGTAAATTTTACTTTTAATAAACTGAAAAACACCACCCTCATTAGGTGTATTATCAATTGGTTTAACATTACTTGGTTTTTTATCACTCGTACCACTCATAAATAATATATTACATTATAAGTATATTATTTATTATTGATTTGTTATTATTGATTTGTTATTATTGATTTGTTATTTATAAATTTTCAAAAGCAGTTTTTCTACCATGACAATCTCTACATAATGCTTCTAAATTTTCAATATTATTTGAACCTCCGTATTCTAATTTTTTAACATGATCTACTTCAAACCAAGCAGGCAATTGGTTCTTACAGTGCTTACAATGCCAGTTTTGCGAAGCAGCTACATATTTTTTTTTTGTTTCACTAACACTTCTTTTTGTTGTCATATTACCAGAAGACAGTATTTTTTGCTGTTGCTTAGATAAATAGTTTTGATTGTTGTTTATTGAAGTTAATAAATTTTGCGTTTGTTGATTATTAACTGAACTGGAAAAATTAAAATTATTATTTAATTCACTAGTTATTGATTTAGATGTTAGATCAATAATAGGAGTTATGAAACTTGCTGTGTTTCTATCAATTGGTAAATATTTTATATAACTGTTGGCATGAGATATAAGGTCTTTGTAATTGCCCGGATTTTTTTTAATAAATAAATACACACATAATCCAATGAAAGCAAAAAATACCATTTTGTAATATTTTTGATAGTGTTTGAGTTTATTAATTAAGTTTCCTTCAAAATATGTGTTTGCTAATACAAAAACAGTTATAAAAAAAATAAGTAGTTCT